GAAATCGTTGATCTGAAAGAAGAAATAGTGAATTCTCGTACTTTGGAAGAGACGTATGCTGAGAAGCTGGTAGCGTTCAAAGAAAAATTCTATGAGTCTGCTTCTAGTAAAATGGATGCAGCAATCGAAGAAAAAGTAAAAGCAGAGATGGATGAACTTCGTGATTCTATTGATGAAGCTCGTAAGAATGAGATGGGTCGTAAGATCTTCGAATCATTTAAAGCAGAAATCCTGGAGCAGGGTATGGTTGATGAGTCTGATCTGAAATCAGTTCAGGGAATCAAAAACCAAATGGCTGAACAAGAAAAAACTATCGACAGTCTCAAGCGGGATTTGAAATTGAAAGAAATCCTGGAAAGTGTAACTGAAGCAAAGAAAGGTGTTGTATCCACAATGTTGGAAGACACCGACACAGACAACCTGGAATCCAAGTTTGAGAAAATTATGGAATCCATGTCCAACAGTGATGGTGATGATGATAAGTCATTGGAAAAAGCTAAAAAAGCCAAAGCTAAAAATGCAATGTTGGAAGAAAGCGCTGTTATTATTTCTGAAAACAAGTACACGAACAAAAAAGAGATCAATCGTCGGTTCCAGGCACGTCTGGCTGCGGGTTTAGAAGACTGATAACTCGTTTTTAAAAACGAGTTTGATAAATAACAATAAGAAACTAGGAGTTTACTAAAATGTCTGATTATGAAAATTTTGAAGAAATGAAAGGAGACTTGCTTGATGGCGTAAAAGGCCGTAAGCGTGTTTTCCTAGAACAGATGATGGATCAAGGCCATAAAGTTAACGGCACCCAGGGTGCAATGGCTGAACAGGTTCAGTTGTTTGGCGAGTCAACCTCAACCGGCTCCACTACCACTTCTGACATCACACGTTATGACCGTTTGTTCATGCCGTTGATGCGTCGGGTAATGCCTTCATTGTTCGCAGTTGAATTGTGTGGTCTGCAACCGCTGGACGGTCCTCGCGGCAACATCCGTACTATCAAGAAAGAATACAGCCGCAGTGTCGAGGACACTTCCGGTGGTTCTAACTTCGTTACTGCTGGTGATGAAGCTTCTGCCCAGAATGTTTACGACAAGTACTCATTGATTAACAGTACCGACGAGTATGATTCCGTTGATGCTATGGATCCGTTTGACCAAACAGTGAACTTGGAAGGCGATCGTGGTAACCCCATGAAGCTGGAAGTCATCATGAAGCAGGTAGAAACAGTTAACCGTAAGCTGAGTGCTGCTTACTCACTGGAAGCTGAAGATGATGCCGATTCTCTGGACAATCTGTCCATGGAAAGTGAAATGATCGCAACTCTGTCGGATCAGGTTCGTCGCGACATGGACGTTGAAGTCCTGACTCGTATGAAAGGTTTGGCTGGTACCGTTCGATCTCTTGATTTTGCTAATGTAGATGGTCGTTACGCAGGTGAGAAACTTTCTGCTATGACTATCAGCATCGATGAAATCTCTGCTGAGATCTCTCGTAAGACCAAAATCGGCGGTGCATCATGGATTGTTGCTTCTCCGCGCATTATCGTTGGTTTGAAGAACGCGTCCAACTCCGGTTATATGCCTAACCAGGAGCATGGTTACAACGTCTCTGCCTCTGCGATGGTTGGTACTTACAACGGTCTGCCGGTTTATGTGGACAATGCTTCTGAGTCTGATTACTACCTGTTGGGTCACAAGTCATCCGATCAGGATACTGGTTTGATCTACAGCCCGTATATCGGTCTCGCAAGCTCTGGTCTGATCGTCAACCCAGAAACGTTCGATAAGCGCATGGGTATCCGTACTCGTTACGCGCTGACCGACTTCACCGATTCCACCACGGATCTGGCTCACAGCCCCGACTTCTTTGGTCGTGCGACTGTTGCCAATCTGACACTGGGCTTCACGTCTTAATAAACTGAAGATACCATCGGTTCTACTCTAAACCCGGTTCGCCGGGTTTTTTTGTGCCTGTACAAAAAGTTTCGGGTACTGTACAATTTTAAAGCAAACATACGAAGGTGATCATCTTGAAAACATTCGACGAATTGGCCAATATACTGAAATCGCTAACCTGCACTCCGGCTGCATTGAATAAGCTGGGCGTGGTTGATGATGTGGTTGCGTGTACTCAATTTCTGGATGAATGGTACCCTGATTATGATATTCGTTTAAGTGATAGAACTCATGTTATAAAACAAGGATACGACAGCATACATTCAATTCCGAAATGCTGGTGCGGTCATCCGGTAAAGTTCAAGAAGAGGGGGATGGCTTCTGGCTGTTCTGACGCGCACATTAAACAGGCATCGGCCAACAAGGCCAAAGCAACCTCGATTGATCGCTACGGGACCGAGTATGCTGCACAGTCGCACGATATCAAAAGTAAGATAAGAGAGTCGGCCAAGTCGGTTGATTGGTCCCTTAGATACGAAAAAACCAAACAAACAGTGCTTGAGCGTCTGGGGGTGGATAATGTGTCCCAGGCAGAATCCGTTAAAAGGAAAAAGTCATCGACGTGTGAAGCAAACTATGGGGTACCCAACTTCTCACAGTCTTCCGAGTTCACCGCCATCATGAAAGATCACAATGAGAACCATCGCGACGGACTGTGGTTGTTTCAGACAGACGAATTTAAAGCAGCATTACCCGAAGTATCGGAACAGACCAAACAAAGACGCACAGATACCTTCAACCGACGATACGGGGTGTCTAACCCCATACAAATACCCGCCGTTCGTGCTGAGCGTATACAACGCGACGGAGCCCTCTTCAAAACGTCCGTACTGCCTCCTGACATAGAGGCCATACTATCGGACAAAGATACGCTACAAACGCTATACGATCAGTATGAGACTCTGGATAGTGTATCTGATGTAGTGGGTGTCAGTAGAGCGACACTAAGTCGAAGAATGAATGACCACGGCATCGATATGACGTTTAAGTTTGCTTCAGTCGCCGAGAACTCGCTTGCAAGCTACGTCGCTTCCATCTACGACGGTGAGATCTTGCGGCAATACCGGGTGGATAACAAGGAACTGGATATTTTCATACCAGAACTGAATATCGGCATCGAGTACAACGGACTGTATTGGCATGGCTCCATGTTCAAAAAGAGACATTACCACCAGGATAAGTCTCTGTTCTTCAAAGACCGGGGGATTCTGGTTATCCACGTTTGGGAAGATGATTGGAATGACAACAGAGAAATCATTCAGAAAAAGCTGAAGAGTAAGATTGGAAAAAGCAGATCCATAGGTGCTCGGAAGACAGTCGTCCGAGAGATCGACCGACGACTGGCCAGGCCAATATATGAACAGAATCATGTCCAGGGATTTGTTGGAGCAACCCGCCATTTAGGGCTTTACTATCAGGAAGAGCTGGTTGCTGTTATGTCGATGAAACGTCATGACGATGACGTGTGGGAGATTGTCAGATTCGCTTCATCGGTACATGTATCTGGTGGTTTCAGTAAGTTGCTCAAGCACTTTAAGAAGAACAATATTTGGACATCCATGTACACCTTCGCGTCACTTGACTATAGTCACGGAGACATCTACGAGAAGACTGGGTTCGAGTTTTCGCATGTAACCGTACCTGGCATGTGGTATGTGAAAAAGGATAAGCGATATCGTAGAGAGCAGTTCATGAAACACAAACTGGCCAGTAAGCTGGAAAACTATGACCCGGCACTCACCGAGCGCCAGAACATGATCAACCACGGGTTCTGGCAGCTTCACGACTCCGGGAGTATAAAATATACCTTGACAAATTCCATACAATTGCTAGAATAAATACCGTAAAGAGGGGTAATGTATGTTAGTACGAAAATCAACGTATGATTCGCTGCTCCACGAACATGTGGAACTACAACAAGAATATGCGACTGCTATTATGGAATCGGAGGACATCAAAGCCGATTACCAACGACTGTTCGATGAATTTGAAGATCACAAATTAAAATCGATTTCTAAAGAAAAGACGTTTTTCGTCCTGGAGTTTCATGATGACATGGAGACGGTTTCGCCTGTCGGTTATGTGAAGGATCGTGACGGGGTTAACAAGCTGGTCGAGCGAGGCTGGCTTGCTTCCAATAAAGTAGACGATTCATTTGCAGTCCAGTTAGCTCTGGCCGCAGCATCAACAGACTTTATGGTTAACATGATTGATGCCTTTTCAGAAGAACTGGAGGAACCCGACGATGAATAAGAACATCATAATCGACATGAACAATATCGCATGGATCATCCGGCACGCTTCCAAGCTGGAGCCGAAGAAAGTTGAAGCCTATGCGACCGAATACATTGCAATGTGTATGATTGATCTGGTCTGTAATATGTACAAAGAGAACCAGGGAACCGGGATCCTATGTACCTATGATTCTTCGAACGTCTGGCGTAAAACCATTTATGCTGACTATAAGAATCGTGGGCATGATGATATCTATCACGAAGTAGTACGAGATGCTGTTGATATGACTAAGGAATTCTTCGATACCGTCACCAACATCAAGACGGCTAAAGTCTCCTTCACCGAAGCAGATGACATTATCGGAGTGGCTGTCCAAGAAAACACGATCGATTGTGAGAATGTGATTATATCGTCGGATAAGGATTTCGTTCAGCTTCTCGGCAACCCGAAGACCACTCTCTACTCACCCTCCCAGAAGAAGTTCCGGGTGAGCGATGACCCAGAGTATGATCTGTTCCTTAAGTGTGTGCGAGGGGACAAAAACGATAATATTTTCAGTTGCTATCCGCGAGTACGTGAGACTGTAATTCATGAAGCGTTTTCGACTCCCGAGTCTTATACTGATTTCATGGAAACGATTCTTAAATCGGGAGATAAGGTAGGTAAGGGTTATGATCTCAATCAGAACCTGATCGATCTACGCAAGCAACCGGTTAACATCCGAGAACGCATTGTTGATGAGCTCAATCGACCCACGCAGATGAATTTCAACAACAAGATCGCGCTTGAGTTTGCCAGGGATCACCACTTCAAAGCCAACATCGAAAAATTCATGGATGGCGAGTATACATCGGCACTAAAATCCGAGTATGTTTTCGACGATAAATACAAGCAGCCAACGCCTTAAAGGAGGTCGCAATTGAAAAAGATAATCACTGTAGACGGTAAACAAAAGCACGTATTCGTTCTTCGAGAAACGGATCAGCATTTTGTGTACATTTCACTACATCACATCGATCGGGTCGATTACGATCGTATGAAACAACTGACAAAAGATACTGATGTTGACCTACTGGAAGCCATGAAGACCCACCGATTCGACAATGGAGTTCTCGGGCTCAATTTGTATCGAGAGGTTATCAAGACTGCCCGTAAGCACGAAGTCAAAGCGACTAAGCCATCGGTATATCTTGCTGACCAACCGGCGGAACCCATCAGCCCGGAAG